GAAGACAAGGATGATGAAAAAGTTGACGAAGAGTTCGAAGAAGTAGCCGTAGAAGGCGACGACGAAGAAGGTGAAATGGACGCTATGGGCGGAGATGAAACCGACGAACTTGAAAAAGAAATTCAAGGCGATGAGGAAGGTGCAGAGGGCGAAAAAGAACCTGAAGAACTTTTCCAAGATCTTGACGCTATCGTAGACGAATTACAAGCAAAATTCGACGAAATCAAAGGCGAAGGCGACGAAGAAGGCGAAGCAGAGATGGATATGGACGCAGAAAAAGAAGAAACTTTTGCTCCTGAAGCATCTGCAGACCCAGAAGGCGACGACGAATTAGCAACTATGCGTGAGTATGTTGAAAAAGTAGCAGGTGGACACGGTGCTGAGAAAAAAGGTGCTGCGGACTCTGCGGACAACAAAAAATCTGTTGTTGACAACATGAAAAATGACATGGGTGGAACTACTGCTAACATCGCAAAAGGCGGTGAAGCATCAGAAAAGAATGATGGTGGTTTATCAGAAGTAACACCTAAGGATATTGACTCAGGCAACGTAAACGTTCCAGGCGCTAAGAAAGCAGCAGACTTGTCAGCAGTAAAAGGCGGACATGGTGCTGAAAAAGCAGGCGCTAAAGAACAAGCGGACAACAAACAATCAATTTTCCGTGGTCGTAGATAATAGAGGGGCATAAGGATTGAAAACTAACCTACAAGAACATCTGAGCTTCGATCAGGCTAAAATCGTCATTGAGCGTGATGAAGGCGAGAACGGTAAAACGTTACACTTGAGTGGCATCTGTATTCAGGGTGACATTCGTAACGCTAACCAGCGCATTTATTCTTCGCAAGAAATTGATAGGGCTGTCAAGACGCTCAACGAACAGATTTCTGGGGGGTATTCAGTGTTAGGTGAAGTCGATCATCCTCAAGATTTACGTATCAACCTCGACCGTGTATCACACATGATCACAAAAATGTGGATGGACGGTCCTAACGGCTACGGAAAACTTAAGATGCTTCCAACTCCAATGGGTCAATTAATTACGACCATGTTGGAGTCGGGAGTCAAATTAGGTGTATCCAGCCGCGGATCAGGCGAAGTTGACGGTGGTGGCAATGTAAATGGTTTTGAAATTGTCACAGTTGACGTTGTTGCACAACCGAGTGCACCAGGCGCCTATCCAACACCAGTTTATGAACACCTTATGAATAATAAAGGTGGTTACCAGGCATTTAGAGTAGCTCAAGAAGTTAAAGGCGATCCACAGGCACAACGTTACATTGCAGAGTCCTTGAAGAAGATAATTCAAGGATTAAATCATTAGGAGAATCACAGATGTTAGACTTTGTAAAACAATTGTTTGAAAACAACGTGATTTCCGAAGAAGTCAAGTCGGAAATTGAAACCGCTTGGGAAACTGCCGTAAAAGAAAACCGCGACACAGTCGCAACTGATTTGCGCGAAGAATTCGCACAGAAGTATGAACACGATAAGGCTGCAATGGTTGAAGCAGTGGAAAAAATGCTTTCAGATAGAATTGAAGCAGAACTTTCTGAATTTGCTGATGACCGCAACGGACTTATCGAAGCAAAAGCCAAGTATGCTAAGAAAATGAAAAACGATTCCAAAGCAATGGAATCTTTCGTTCTTAACAACTTGAAAAAGGAACTTGGCGAACTTCACGAAGATCGTAAATCAGTCGCAGCGAATGTTGCTAAATTAGAATCTTTCATCGTGGATCAATTGGCAAAAGAAATTGCAGAATTCCACTCTGACAAGAAGGATCTTGCTGAAACTAAGGTTAAATTAATCAAAGACAGCAAGGCTAAGTTTGAAGAAGTTAAGAAAAATTTCTTGAACAAAGCATCCTCACTTGTTTCTGAAACAGTAGGTAAGAAATTACATGCTGAGATGAGTCAGTTGAAAGAAGATATTGAAGCAGCTCGCAGAAACGATTTTGGTCGCAGAATTTTTGAAAGTTTTGCAAGCGAATACGCAACAAGTCATCTAAACGAAAAATCTGAAACTTCAAAACTTCTTAAAGTTGTAAAACAGAAAGAAGAAGCAGTTGCAGAAGCAGAAGCAAAAGTTTCTGAAGTTGAGAAGATTGTTGAAAGTAAAGATGCTGAAATTGCTAAAATCAAAGACGCAGTAGAAAGAAAAGAGATTATGTCAGAATTGATGTCACCTCTTTCTAAAGAAAAGCGTGAATTGATGGGCGAACTTTTAGAATCTGTACAGACTAATAAATTACACGCCGCATTCGACAAGTACATTCCAGCCGTAATGGAAGGAAACGTACCAGCGAAGAAGGTGTTGTCAGAAGGCAAAGAAGTAACAGGCGATAAAGCACAGGCACAGTCCAACGGTCAAGAGAATAAGACCGCTGAGATATTTGACATCCGCAGGCTTGCGGGCTTAAAAGTTTAAGGAGAACAACAAATGTCACAACTATTAGAGTCACGCTGGTCAGAAACCAAAGACGCCCTTTTAGAAGGTCTTCAAGGTAACAAGCGTACTGTTATGGCAACGACTCTTGAAAATACCCGTAAGTATTTGTCAGAGAGTGCTACAGCAGGTGCTACTTCTGCCGGCAACGTCGCAACACTAAATCGCGTCATTTTACCAGTAATTAGACGTGTTATGCCAACCGTTATTGCTAACGAGTTAGTTGGTGTACAACCAATGACTGGACCAGTCGGACAAATTCACACATTGCGTGTGCGTTATGCTGACGCATTCACTTCATCTGCATCACCTGCTCCATTAGGAACAGATGTAACAGCAGGCGAAGAGGCACTATCGCCATTCAAGATTGC